CCTGCATGAGTTTAGCAGCAATATAGGGTACAGGGTCGGCTAATAGCCAGGCGTTCTTCTTTGAGTAATACTGCTTGGTCGTGAAGAGCTTAGAGTAATCTGGCACTAGGGTCAAATCTCCGATGGTTCCTGATTCGCTAAATGTCCACAAAGAACAGAATTCGAAATTGTACCATTCGCCAATCTCTACAGTCTTGACACATTGCCCGAGCCCAGCCATGTTGGGGCTTCCATCTCTTAGCAGACGATCCCTCTTTCTTGTAGTCAGCTGAAGGGCTGAGTCGCGTATAGCTCTGGCCTTGTCAGGGGTAGCCCATAGAACAACATCGTCTCCTGAAACGTTCAAATAGACTTCTGGATCCTCCCACGGCCGCTGCAACGATGGCAAACCTGTTTACTTACAATAGTAGTAAGTGTACATGATTGCTCGGAACGTGTTTCCGAGAGTCGTGCGGAAAGATAAGCCTGAGAACGTTGTCCCATTGATCGCTAGATGGACAAAGTCATCTTCAGGCCTGTCAGAAGACTGCAATCCAATACTCATGAACCTCTTTCTTGTCTCTTCATCCCATTGTCTGCCACATACCCCGGGAAGGCGTGCAAAGATGTGGTTTACAGTGGTGTTAAAAGCTCGCATGACCTTCTAGTGGAGAATATCCACGTCCACGCCTGTGCCTCTCGTGATCAGTTCCCTATTGTAAGCAAGAAGATGCTTGATAGCAGGGGAGATGGCATTCAAGAAGTAACCCTCTACTTGTTGTAGCTGAGGGAATTGAGCTGAGTCCCAACTGCTACCGTCCATGTTGATGGCGAGCATGTCACTCGTGATGGACTCAAATATCTTCTACTTGAACTGCGCCTTGCTGTATGAGTGTATGAATTCTGGGAACACTCTCTTGATTGCTGTCCATAACGTGCTCTGAATCGCCTACATTATCCCGAATCCGGATGCTTCTGGGCAACAGATCATCCTAGGCCTTGACTCCTAACCCAAAGTGTATCCATTCTCCTAATCAAAATCTCCATATGACTTGTAAACCTCACCGCTCTTAACCATGGCAGTATATGAACAATCTGTTCCTCTGAAGCCTGGATCAGTGAAGAAAGCAACTATGTTTTCAAGATAAAGCTCCTTTTTGGATTTAGGCCATTACTGCCTATTTGGGTAGTCCAAAAGGAACTGCTCGTGGTTGTATATCTCCATAAACAATCCTGCTCTCCTCTCCATCTCTTCTTTGGCCATTTCGAGGAACTGATCGACGTGCCTCGGGTCTGGTTGCTGCATTGAACCCAGGTGTCTACCCATGAGTGCCCAGACTAGGTTATTCACCGATTTTGAACTCCACTCAAACTCTTTTGCCTCTTCACCATTCTGCCGAGTGATGCTGCCTGCTAGCGAGACGACTTGATCTTTTAAGACTTCGCTAGGCTTCTTCAGGACTCCTTTATGCTCCATTATAGGTCCGTTTTTGGCCAGTTTCCTACTATATTCCCTAATTGATTCAAGTGTCTCCTAGTTACGAGGAGTCCACTATGGGGTTTAAAGTTGAGGATTGATGTCAAATGTATCTGGCTCTGGAAGCTTTTCTCGGTAATAATCTTCAGCTCTTCTCACTGTGACGTGGTCTACTTGCGGGTTCTTCTTCTTCTTAGCTTTTTCATTCGCCTCTCTCATTGCCTCTTTGAATGCTGTAAGGCCCAATTTATGTGAATGATGTGTCTTGAGATAGGCCTGCTCACATAGGCTAGTCATACCGAATTTCTCCTCCACGAACGGTTGATCTAGCTCATCTAGAGCGTGGCCACTTGCAAACATCTATTACGCATATTTCTCAGGCTCATGTACGTATCCGTACGGCCTAACTATATGCGTTACTACGGGCTCTCCTTCAAAGTTGGCTCCTGCATATATCTGTTCTTTCTTTTCTTCTTCTGGTGCTTCATTTCTCTTCTTGCCACAGAATATAAGTGGATCTGAGTTCTTTTCTTCTTCTGGTGCTTCATCTCTCTTCTTGCCACAGAATATGAGTGGATCTGAGTCAACGTAGAGAGGTGTTGTCTTGTCCGTAAAAATACCTCTCATTGGGATTTGACCTTGATCCTATTTGACGTTTGTGAGCACGAATTCTTCGTCCGAGAACCAGCTCTTCTTCGTCACATTTGTGGCTTCCTTATCTCCCTGATTCATGAGCATTCTCG